AACAGGGGACCCGACCCCCTTGTGCCAGAGGACGACGTGTACAAGTACGCCGTGCGGTTCATCGGGGACCATAAGCTCTCGCAGGGACTAATAACGGCCCCCTACACGGATGTCAGTGGCATTGAGGTGACAAGGTACATCGGAGGCTACGGCCCAGGCCAGTGTGCGGTCGTCCTGGGCCCAGATGCTACCCTGAGCAATATCTACACCCATGACCACCTCGGGGGTGGTCTCGGCGTCTTGGAAGGGGACAGGTCCAAGATGTTTGGGGTGTGGTCCTTGAACAATGGTCTGGACGGTTTCCAAATGACTGAGACGAATGATCCGCACTTTAAGGACCTATTCGTCTTCGGGAATATGAAAGGATCGTCTTACTGGGCGTCTGAGGCTGCGCGGGAGCCACAAAAGTGGCAAGAACTCCTGGACACTAAAGGGAAGGGTACGGGCGTCTTCGTGAAGAATCATGGTTGGGAGTCAGGCAAGACGTCCAGAAGTACCGGAGCCATTTTCGAGAACTTCCGGGGTAAGAATATCCGGGGTGCCGTGAACTGGTGGGACGTGGGCAACGGTTCCGCTCAGTTCATCGGTGGGTACATGCACACCACCATACAGGAGATCGGCCACGGTCCGGTCCTTTACCAGGGCGTCGAAATCGTGTGGATCGGTGTATGGGAGAACAGCAACGTATCCCTGGTCGACTGCACGATTGGCACCCTCCAGGTTCGTCAAGGAGGACCGGCCCGCCGGGGATACCGGGACAAGGAGAACAAGTTCATTCCTACGGAGTTGATCAACCTAGAGGTCCGGGGGTGTACCATTAGGAACGTCCATGGGACTGGGCAGGTCATTATGGATGATCCTGCGGGCACGATCCGGGACCGGAAGATCGTATTCGAGGGGAATACCTACAAGCCCGGCACGGACAAGCAGGATCCGGACGTATTCTTCAGGTGGGGCGGAGTGGCCTACAAGGACTTGGCCAGCCTGTCCACTAAGCTCAAAATTGAGCAGTTGGGCAAAGGCAAAGTGGTGAGGTAAGGGCTAGGAGTCACCCCGACTTCAGGTAGAGTTCACGGGACGCAGGAGGAGAGTTCACTAGGGCCCGTCCCCTGCATCCTCCTGCGTCAGAAAGGACTGTCTTATATGTCAGGCATCCCAGGGTTACGGAAGAACGTGTCGATCACAGTGGACCCCATCAATGCCAACGGTCTGTCGGTCAGTGGGTCTACAATCTCAATGGCGTTGGTCAGTGTGTCTGCACCTGGGGCCATGAGTGCGGCAGATAAAGTGGCCCTCGCAGATTTGTCAGGGACACCGGCCGGGATTACTGCCCTCGAAAATGAAATGGATGACCTCCAGGGTAACTTCTCCACCCTCCAGACGGCCGTGGGGGTCATTGACGGCAACCTCTTATTGAAGGCCCCCCTAGAGTCAGCCTCCCTGACTGGTTTACCTACTGGTCCGACTGTTTCTGGGTCCACGGATGACTCGACGAAATTAGCAACCACGGGGTTCGTCCAGTCAGTCATCCGGGCCCTGATCAACCTCGCACCCGCCGAACTGGACACACTGAGGGAAATTGCTGACCGTTTGTCGACGAACGAAACATCAGACGCCGCACTGGTGGCAGTGGTCACCGGAAAGCTGACCAAATCGGCGAACCTGTCGGACCTCACGAACGTCCTCACGGCCCGCTCGAATCTCGGACTGGCACCCGTCGCAGCGTCGGGGGACTATGATGACCTGGACAACCTGCCTAGTCTGGACTTCATTGAGGTAAGCCGGATCAACCAACCGAGTGGAGTGGCGGGACTGGACGCCAGTGGCAATTTCGACGGCAAAGTAGCGTCGATTGCGTCACTAGCTGCTGCCGGTACGTCGGGGCGGCTTGGTGTTTTTAACGGATCACTCTACGTTCACAATGGATCAACGTGGTTGCGTTGCAATCGTTCGTATACCGGGATCGCTCTTTAAGGAACTAAAATGTCTGCACCACGAACATACAACCTTGATTCGGTCGCCGATCTCCTTCGCAGTGGGAAGCGATGCAATGTGCTTCTGCTCGGCGATAGTCTTAGCTCGCCGGGGAGTTCACCACGATGGAACCGATCGTGGATTCGCATGTGCGATGTAACTTGGCGGAAGTGGATTACGTCGGGGCCAGTCGTCGCTGCGGCAGAGGAAGGCTGGACCAACTACAACAATCAGTTGGCCGGGTCGTTTGTGGCTGGTCAGACTTTGAGCGACGGCGTGACGGTCGTACCCGCCAACAGTGGATGGCCGTTTGCTGGTCGCTGGAACACCGGCGACGTAGGGTTTGGTACTGTCTTTACGCGATGGGCTGCATCGACGCATCGCCCGCTACGCGGTGATTTTACTTCCGGGCAACCTGTCACGTTTGAACTCGGGCTGCTGAAAAGCGATGTCGGGAATCAGACGGTTACGCCCCGATATCAACGCAATTCGACGAACATTCAAGTGCTGGCAAATGTGAACCTCGGTTCCGTTCTGCCAGCAGGCATATCGGTTCAGAGCTTCTCGTTTAACGCGAGTGCGACATCCGTCGGGTCGGTCGGGTCGGAATTGATGCTGCTGTATTCAGCCGAAAACGACACCAACAAAGGTCTGTTCGTTTGCGGATGTACGATGGCGGTCACGGGTCGCACGGGTGGCGTTTGCCTCGATAGTTATGCGTTCGGGGGATGGTCCGCTTTTGACCATCTTCCGCCCGCAGACGGCGGACTGTCGCATACCGACGCTCAGTTGACCCAGAGGAACAACCTGTTCGACACATGGCCCGATGTCATCTTCATTCAACTCGGCACCAACATGGAGTTGGATGAAATCACGGGATCGGTTGAGCCGATTTGGGCCGAACGTATCGTGTCGATCATCGACCGACGTGTGGCTCTGGCGTCTGCCGCCGGTAGGCCCGCCCCGCTGTTCGTTCTAGTTGCGACGTGGCAGGCCGATGGTACGGTAGGCCGCTGGCAGGCGATTGCCGACTACCTTTACGATATCGCTCAGAACCGAAGCGACTGTGCATTCTTGAACCTATACAAGATCATCAACGACAAGCACGGGGCATACAGCACGTGGCAGGGAACTCTCTTGAGTGACGGCATTCACCAATCGACGGCTGGTGCCGACGAATTCGGTAGACTGCTCTGGCAAGAAATCGTTCGGGCGTCTACCCCGTCTGGATATCGAGGCATCGGACTAACATCAACAGGACGTAAAGGAATCTAAAATGGCATTACCACAAACCATCGTCGACGCCAGCGAGAACATTGCCACCGAACGGCAGTTGACCGGGGCGGCTCTGTATACCCACGATCACGCAACCCCGGTTAAAGCCGTGGTCTCGGTACGCGGAAGTGCGTTGACGGTTTCCTCGGCATACACGATGCGATTCAGGCGTGGCAACGTCTATGGCGAATCGTTCACGGAACTGTCTGATGCTGCCGGTCTGTTGAGTTTCGACAGCGACCCGATCCTGCTGGCAAACGGAGATGCGATTCACCTGCACGTCCTTGGATTGCCAGCTGATACCGCGACAGCGTGGACGGCCGTCATTGCGGATGGGCTGTCAGCAAACGGGACGTTGCTCAATGTCAATGCAGGCGGTCACGTATCACTCTCCGCAACCGGGCTAGATCAAATTCCGATTACACCGCCCGCCGGTGTACCAGCAACCTTCGCACATATGCTTGTAATGCTATACCGACGTTTCTTCTTCAAATCAACACTGACATCGGCTGAGTTAAAGACGTATGCCAATGACGGTACAACAGTCATCACCACGCAAACGATTGCAGACGACGGCACGACACAGACGCAGGGTTCCTCGGTGTAGCGTATTAACAAAAACGGGAGTGGCTGGCACTATCCAGACCATAGATTTATCCGGTTTCCCGTCTTACCAGTAAAGACTTGCAATCAAAGGAGTATCAAAAACCATGAGCATTCTCTTACTTGAGACACCAGGTACCAAATGGTTCGCCTTAATTCGACGGGCAGCCGATGGTCTGTACTGGTCGGCGGCCTTCACGTTCCTTGCTAAAACGACGGGCAACTGGGCGTCCGTCTACCACATTTTGACGAAGACAGACAATCCAGGCGGTACATCGGCCCTGCACCAGAACCCGTGTACTGGACTCCCAGAGGGGGTTTACGATTTGTATTTGTTTCCGTACGCTGGATCGGTCCCCCTGTCGTCGGACGAGAACGCAACTTCCCCGTTCTACTACGTTTCAGGTCTGAACTGGGATGAAGAACAATTTACTCCAGTCACGGTCCTCGCGGGAGCCGGCGGAGTCCAATACATAGGGGTGCCCATCGGATCGTCCCTTAATGAGGTCACCCAGGTCGTAACAACAGGCGGAGCAGAAAGAACCCTAGTTCTCTTCCAGAACGCCAAGTCGGTCGTAGAATGGAAACTAACCAGCGCGGACGGTTCCCCCATTGACCTGACAGGCCACGCTTTTAGGTTCGTGGTCCACACGGAAGAAGGCGTGCCTGCCTTCTCGATTGACTCGGTCACCCACCCGGACCAGATTGACTTGCTGGAAAGTCCGGACGCTGACGCAGGTGCCCCGGATACCGTCCGCGTAACCATCCTGCCCGTGAACGTCACCCTTGTGGGTGCCGAGTACGAGTATAAGGTTTGGGATTTAACCCTAGAACTGCCGATTGGTTTCGGTGAGTTTGTAGTCCGCCAGGCCCCACGGGATTCTGGCACATAGAAGGAGACTTAGTTATGCCGGAACAATGCCCCACGACCGAAGTTACCCTGAAAGCCAACGGCCAGAAGGTGACTATCAATACTGAAGACTTCGACCCCGCCCTTCACAAGCTGGTTTGGTTGAAGTTGGTCAAACATCCCGCCCCAGAGGAGAAGGATGACTCCGCAAAGTACGAGGACGAGGACTCCGAGGAGAACAAGGACGAGGACGAGGACTCCGAGGAAAGCGAGGGGACGAAGGCCCCTCTTACCGTGCGCAAGACCAGGGCCCAGAGCAACAAGGCTGCGAAGTAGCGGCTGAGTAGGCCCTTGTCGTAGTTGGTCCCCGTTCCCCGCATTAGGTTGCGTGCTAGAAGGATACCCGAATGGCCCTGATCACCACTCCAAAGGCAGCAGACGCCAATTCGTACTGCTCTCTCACGGACGCCGACGATTTCCTGATCAATGGCCGGACATCTACTGTCACGTGGTCCACGGCCACGTCACAGGACAAAGAGAAGTCCCTCCGGTACGCAACCTACTTGCTGGATCGCTTGTTTGATTGGAAGGGCTCGGTCACGACAAATGAACAAGCCCTTCGCTGGCCCCGGTCGGGAGTCGTGGACAGCGACGGACGGATAATTAACGCGAACACGATCCCCGCCATCCTGGCCCGGGCCACCTCTGAATTTGCTGTTGAACTCCTAAAGAAGGATCGTGCGTCGGATAACGGCCTCCTGGGTCTTGGTTTCAGCGAAGCGAAGGTGGGCCCAATCAGCATCAAACTCGACACAACCAAGGGCCAGGAGACCATCCTGACGGACGCTATCGTAGAACTCTTAACTGAGCTAGGCGAGACCAACGGGAAGGGACCGTCCGGGGGCCGCATTGTCAAACTTAACCGGAGCTAACAGACGACATGGCCCTCTTAGACGGACCAATCTCGCAGGTTGCCTTGACCCTGATTAACCTCGTGGGCACTCCCGCTACCTTCACCAAACGCAACTCGTCCTACGATTTCTCCAGTGGCCAGGAAGTCGTCACACCCCAGACGACAATGACCCGGAATGTAAGTCCTCCGGACTCCTGGGTAGAACGGACCGTATACGGACCGGCCGTGCGCACGTCCGACTTCAGGGTGATCCTCCCCGCCCTAGGCCTCGACTTCATCCCCCAGCCTGACGAACTCCACAGGCTTGCACTGGGTGGTGACCAGTACGCCATTATTGAAGTCCTCCCGATCAGTGCCGGTGATTCCCCTGCGGCCTACCAACTCCGACTTAGGAAATAACATGGGATTCAGTGCGGACGTCTCCACATTCATCAAGAACACGAAACTCAGGGCTGACCTCGTCCTCCGTAAGATTGCCTTCGACGCCCTCTTAGGTGTACTCTTGAAAAGCCCAGTAGATACAGGTCGTTTCCGCGCAAGCTGGAGGGTTGGGATCAACCGGGTAGACTTGACAGTTGAACCAGACCTAGTCAGGATGGAGGATACATCCGCACAAGGACCCGCGGGCCCGACGGCCTCCCAACAATCAACGATCAATAAGGCGAAGTTTGGAGATACGATCTCTATCACCAATAATGTAGAATATGCGGAATTCCTGGAGAACGGGGCAAGTGACCAGGCCCCACAGGGTGTCCTCAAAGTGACGTTTGAGGAGATTAAGGACCAACTCCGTCGGATCGTCAATTCTATCTAAGAAAACTGAAGGGCTGGAAGTCATGGCTACAGTTGACAGAGAATACGCCCGTCGTGTACTGCGGAAGCGGTTGCTCACCGTGGTGGCCGAGACCGACATTGCTCCGGAGAATCGGACGTTCACTCCGGTGGCTGGTCAGACTTGGGTCCGTGAGACCTTGTTGCCCATCCACGAACGTCTGGTGACCACAGAAATAAATGAGCTATACGCCATCCTGCGTTACACCGTTCACACTCCCAAAGGGTCGGGGACGGAGAAGCAGGGGAAAGTGGTCCAGGCCATCAAAGATGCGTTTGCCCCCCAGCTGCCCCTGGATGACACCCGCATGGACGTAACCCTTGAACGATCAGAGGCCGGTGTAAGCCGGGAAGTTGGCGTACTCGCGGACGACCGTCAGGTCTGGAACGTGGTTCCAGTTGACGTTGTGTTCCGTGCTTACACCAAGAGACAAGTGTAGAGTTGGAGAGTTCTCCGACCTTTTCATTGAGGAGTATGACAATGGCTATCGCTAATGCAGTACGAACCGAAATTGCCCAAATCACTGAAGTGACGCAGGGTGTTACTCCGGCGACCCCCACCCTGAAGGTGGTGCGGGCGATCGGTAAGAACCTCAACCTGACCAAGAACACACTGACCAGCGCAGAGGTCCGGGCCGACCGGAACATCAGCGACCTCCGTCACGGTTTTAACCGTGTGGAAGGGTCCCTGGGTTATGAAATGTCGATTGGGTCCCATGACGACATTTACGAAGCGGTCCTGGGCGGGACGTGGGCGGCCGTCACCGTGTCGGGTACACCGGACATTGGGGCAACGGCCTCGACGAACATCTTCACCCGTTCCGCCGGTTCCTGGATCACGGATGGCTTCCGCAAAGGCGACGTAATCACGACGAGCGGGTTCACCAGTCCAGTGAACAACGGCCAGCATGTCGTCATCGCCCTATCGGCCGCCAACCTGACGGTCACCACGGCCCTCGTCACACAAGTGGCCAGTGGCACTCCCGTGGTGGCTTACATCGGCCGCCGTCTGGACGTCGGTACGGCCCTCCGTACTTTCACCATTGAACGGCGCTTCCCTGACATTAGCCAATTCCAGGTAATGAAAGGAGTCGCGTATAACACGATGGAACTACGCGTCCAACCGGAAGCAATCATCGGCGGGTCCTTTGGCATAATCGGCATGGCCCAGGATGCCTTCGCAGGGGCCACGATTGCCACCGCCACCACTGCCGCAAATACCAACGCCCCATTTGACTCGTTTACCGGCCAGATGTTTGAGGGCAATGGACTGATCGCCCTGGTCACTGGGATGACTGTGAACATCAACTCCAATCGGTCAGTGGTGCCCATCGTCGGGAGCAAGTACAGTCCCGGCGTCTTTGATGGCCAGTGTATGATCACCGGGTCCCTTAGCGCGTTCTTCGAGGACACGACCCTCTACAACAAATTCGTCAATGAAACGGAGACCGCCCTCTACGTCAAACTTCTGGCCCCCGGCGGCACGGACTACGTCTCCGTGGCGATGCCCCGTGTGAAGTACACGGGAGCGAACATCGACCCGCCTGCGCAGGGACCAATTCAGATTGCCATGCCGTTCCAGGCCCTCTTTGACCCGACGGCCGGAACCTCCTTCAGTATGCAACGGTCCAACGCTTCGTAAGGTGTGGTCCATAAAAGGGCTTACAGATGCAGCCGGGCCGGTGTAAAGTACCGCCCGGCTGCCTTGCTTTTATGGGTAAGGCGGAAAAGATACCCAACGACCTAGAACCCCTGAAAGGACCTCACGGCCATGTTAGACCTGACGCAATTCGACACCTCAGCAAAGAGTGAGGAGGGTGTAGAAATGCCCCTCGTCCTCCCGAACGGTGATAAAGTAGACGGAGCCTCAATCCGCGTCATCGGGCGTGACTCCAAGGATTACCAAGACAAATCGCACAAACTGTCGACCCGACGGATCCGTGAGGCAACCAAGTCCTCCGGCAGTGGCCTCCAGTCTGAGGATCTTCAAGCGTATTTTCATGAGCCTGCGGTCACCGCGACGAAGGGTTGGACTGGTCTGTCGGACGGGGGACAGCCCTTGGAATACAGTGCGGACAACGCCCGGAAGATTTATACGAAGTATCCGTGGCTGCGGGAGCAGGTCGCCGCGTTCGTCACTGACCGTGCGAACTTCTTGGGAAACTAATTCGCGGCCTCCTCGAGTACGCCGAAGAGGCCATTGACCTTTACCTGGAAGTGGACGACGGTCAGGCCAGTAAAGCGGCCCACCTCCGTCAGGCGTATAAACAGATGGGAAAGAAACTGGAGGAGGCTGCCCCCTCCTCCAGTCTGCCCCCAGAAGTCAAGCACGTTTGGACGTACTTCAATGAACTGTCCAGTACCCGTGCCCGTGGCTTTAGTTTGCCAGGCCCCATCACGTTCAATGAGATCCTGAGTTGGTGTGTGCTGCACGGGATCGAACTAGAGCCCTGGGAGATTACGACCATCCGGTCGCTCGACCAGATTTGGATGAAGGTGGTCAATGGCCGACTTAGCCGAACTCAATCTTCTAATTCATAGCCAATCCGCCAAGGAGGCCTACACCGACCTGGAGCAACTCGACGCGGTTACTGAACGGGTAGAAAACCAAACCCGTCGAACGTCTGAGGCCACATCCTTCCTCGACAAAATCACCTTAGGGTACGCCCGGACCATCCGTGAGGTCCTGGGACCACTGGCCAGTCTCATCGCCGCCTATAAGGCCCTTGATGCCGTCAAGACTGCTCTCATTCGCTCCGTTATGGCGGCCGCGGAGTTCGAGGCCCTGAAACAGGGATATTCGACGATCCTGGGTTCAATGGAGAAGGCCAAGGCCCTCCTGGGTGACATTGAAAGCCTAGCCCTGAAGACCCCCTTTGACTTTGCTGGACTGGCTAACGTCTCGAAGATGTTACTGGCCATGGGTATTGATGCAAAGGACGTGGTTCGCACTATGCGCGTTATGGGGGACACCGTGTCGGCTTTGGGCGGGAACGGGCAGAAACTGGAAACTCTGGCCTTAGCTATCGGACAGATCCAAACTAAAGGGAAGTTGTCCGGGGGTGAACTCCGCCAACTAGCAGAGGCGGGTATCCCTGCAATCGACATCATCTCTAAAGGGTTCGGCATAGATGTCCCCGAGGCCATGAAGAGGAGTGAGCAGGGGATGATTTCGGCCAAGGACGCCCTGCGCATCCTGATGGATGGCCTAGACGCCCGATTCGGTGGGGCCGCAGAGTCCATATCAGGTAAGGTCCTGGGTCTGACCAGTAACTTGCAAGAGGCCTTCCAGGTAGCCTCCCGTCAGGTGGGGGAAATCTTAACGCTTGTCTTCGGTGTCTCCGCGGCCCTAAAAACGGCGATCTTAGTTGTGGACAGGGTAGCCGGGGTGGTGAATGGTCTGCTGTCTGAACTGTCAGGCATCCACGTGGAAGGGCTGCGGGTGTCTCCGGTCCTGAAACAAATTGCTGAGGCCATCCGCGAGATCACTATTGCAATCGCAGCCTTCACCGCAGTTCAGGCCGTCCCGCTCATCGTCAACCTCACGGGACGTGCTGCTGCCTTGGCCGCGACCTTAGTATCCCTCACAACGGCAGTGCGTGTCTTGGCCCTAGTCCTTGGGACCACCCCACTTGGGGTGGTTGCCCGTTTGGCTGCTGTGGCAGCCGTAGGCATGTACCAGTACAAGGACTCAGTTGTCTCCGCAGGGAAGGAGCAGGTCACATTCGGTAATTATGTGTCAGCCGCCTGGTCCTTAATTGTGGATAACGTGAAATTCGCGGGCGGGGAGTTGATTGATTACATCCTGAATATGTGGACCATCATCTGGGATGGGGTGAAATACTACACTGCGATGGTCAGTAAGGAGATCAGCAAGTCCATGGACGGAATTGGCCTCGACATCCCCAAGGCGTTTGATGAGGCCTTATCCGTAATTAAGAGTTGGGCGAACACGGTGTACGGGATCCTGCGGGCCGTCGGTGAAACGGCCTCCGTCATCATCGCCCGGATTTTCTCCTCTATGTATGCCCTGACTGAGATCGACATGACGGGGGGCTGGAGCAAGTTCACCCAGTCCGTCAAGCTGGCTAAGGGTGTCCTGGGTGACACGTTCGACGCCTCGGCAATGAAGAGGGACGTGGAAGAGGTTTGGAAGGAGGCCCTCAGTACAGACCACCTCGGCGAATTCCTCAACTTTGGGACGGAGGCCGGTGGGTCCCTCCTGGAAGGCCTCCGGGAGTCCTTATTCGGTAAGATGA